CCAGCACCATGATCTGCAATTGTATCCAATACCATCTTAACTAGTGGCTTATCGCCAACTTGTACTGTAATTGGTTGCTGAGAAACTGTGGAAGAAGTATTTCTACCCGGTGCCGCTTGACTCATGGCTGATATTGGAGCTTCTGCTCTGCTAACCATTGTCTGAGCATAATTTGGTAACGATGTTTCACCACCACTAATGCCTTGTCTAACTGTAGTTGTCATTTTTTGGGTAGAAGATGTTGCTGCATCCATCATTTGACCAGTCATTTTTAGTCCTTCTGGCAAATAATATGTCATAGTTTCTAAAAATGTTGGTGAATGCCTCTCTACCGCCAAAGCATTATGCGCTCCGCTAGTCTCGGCACTGAAAACTCCCATATTTTCGCCCAATTGGTTAAGACCTTCAACCAATGGTAAGGCCACTTTCGACAGGTTTGCCATTAGTTTACCCATTTGTTCTTGAAATGTCGCCAATTCGGCTGCTCTTTGAGCCGCTTCTTCATATGATTGAGCACTTCTATTCGTTGCACCAGCCAAAAGATCCATTCTGCCACTCATCAATAACGATAATTCAGAAACATCTTGTAGCCCTGCCGCTTCTGCATAGAAAACTTTTTGTTTGTAGGTCATATCATCAAATGTAAGACCTGTTTGCATGATCGCATCACGGATCATCATAAATCTCTGTGCTGGATCTTCTTCCATCATAAGATCCATAGCATTGACAAAATTCTGGCCTAAAGCAGCATTTAATTTACCGGCTGATGTTGCAGCACCTTCAAAAGTATCGAATTGTTCAGTTATCGTGATTAGTCTTTGCAGATCCATACCCGTTCTTTTTGCCACTAAACTTAAATCTCTAAATGATTGTGTTCCTTGAGCACCCATTTTAGCCATCATGTTCCCGGCTTGTGAAAAATTTGCCGACATTTGCTCAAAAGGAACACCAATATCTCTGGCATATTGTTCTAAATTAATCAAGTTCTGTGCTGCACCTTCAGCACTCATTCCCAATGCTTTTGTGGAAATTTGGATAGATTGTGCAAAGTTTTCTGCTGTCATTCCAAATCTAGACAAAACACCAGCGACACGCACTAACTTATTCGTTGTATCAGTAGCTTGGCTGGTAAAGTCAGTAAAAATCGTTGTAAGAGCTTTTGCTTGTGCATAAGATTCTTCAAGAGATACTGCTAATTGCTGGTTTTGTACTGCTGCATTTTGTATTGCATCAGCCATAGGGCCGGTAACACCAGTGGTTCTTTCCATAGCGACTTCTTGTTCTTGGAGTTGCTTGGTTGCCTCAAATACTTTTTTACCAAAGTAAAAGGCTGCCCCGGCGACGGCTGCAATTGCAACACCATAAGGGCCGGCCTTCATAATTAATTTGCCTATTCCGCCGCCCATTTTATTCATAGCTCCGGATGCTTCTAGAGTAGCTTCGCTTTGGGAAACTAAATCACCATTGGCATTTTTAACCCCAAGACCTAACTCTACCATTTTATCGGCAGTCAGACCTTGTGCCTGAGCTAATTCTCTCAATTGTTCTGTTTCAAGCTTGGCAAGGCTTATCTTTTTTTCTTGTGCTACTAATGATTTTATATACTCTCCAGCTATTTTTTTAACATTAAATGTCAAGAGTGTATTAATTTTTTGTTCTCTCGCAGCATATTGCTCTTTCATCGCACTTAAGTCTGCTTGAATGATGGTTTGTTTTGCTGTTTCATTGTTGATATCGATTATAGTATTCGTGTGTTCTTCTTGTTCTTTGGTTAATTTGTTTAAAGCTTCTTCTTGTTTTTTAATGTTACTAGTCGCTTCTTCTAGAAGTTTATTATATTGATTAATATAAGTTTGATCATCACCACTACCGGGCTGTAAATCTCGTACTACTTTTAATTCTTCTTGTAATTCTTTTAGTTTTTGTTGTTCTATGGCATAGTTTTTCTCTATTTTCGCAAGCTGATCTTCGGCATCTTTTTTTTGCACTTCTCTCTGTAGTTTCTGAAATTTTATTTTGTTTTGATTAAGCTCTGCTTCGGCAGCAGCAATTGTGGCCTTTGAAGCTGCTTGTTGTTTTAATATATCTAATGCTTGCTTTTCTACTTCAAGCGCTTGTTGGGCTGTTTCTAGCTTTTGCTTGGCAGTTTTAGTTAAATTCTCAAATACTTTTGCCAAATTTTCATTAAGCTCAATATCAGACTTTGTAGGATCAGTTGGAGTTGGATTATTGTTATTACCTTCAGCCATTAGACAGTACCTCTAAAAAATAAATAGTTATTACATAAAAAAGCCTGTGAAATAGGATTATTCACACAGGCTTATCTTTTTGGTTGATTATATCTTGTTAAAGTCTGAGATTTACCAGAATTATTACTAGCATTCTTCATAGCTTCGTTTTCATCGTTGATCTGCTTAACCAATCGTTTTGCAAACCACCTTCTTAGCCCAATTGGAAGATTATAAGCTTCTGTAAAGCTCCAACCACCACTGTATTGTAAAAAGAAGAACTGTTCGTAAACATTCTCCATATATTCATCGTTGAGGCCAAAAGAAATCCGCAGTAAGCGGAACCTCCATTTCGGCTTCATAGCCGCAGTTAGAGCATTCGAATTTTTGGTTTAGTTCTACGGTAGGGTTAACAAATCTATATGCTGTCCTGATCCGCATAGAGTCCATAGAAGGCAATTTATCAATGACATATCTGATTGTATTTCGATCGGTTTCACCGTTAAAAGCCACAACCATAAGATTTAATTGTTCTGTAATATTATTTTCAATTCCACTATTGCTTTTCGCTAGATTTTGTAGTATATTAGATTCATCTCTTGCAGTCAATAATCTAAATGTGGCGGTAATCTCTGTAATCGGCAGGATAACATCAAAAGTTCCATTTTGATTTTGCTTCATATTATAGACTTCTACAACTTCTCCGTGATTTATAGTCGGATTATTTAAATCAAATTTATAAGTCACTGAAGTATCACAGGAAGGGCAATCTACTTTTGTTTCGTAGTCTGCTCCGTAACTAACTGCTCTCAAAGCAATTACAATGGCATTTTTATCGCCTGCCAACAATGTATCCAAAGAAATCGCCGGATCTACAATTACATTCTGTAGAACACGATCTATTGCGATACCCTTTGACAACAAAGCCTTGGAAGTAAGAATATCTTCTTCTTTGGCAGTCATATGCTTGATTTCTATGACATCTTTGTTGTGAAGTGGATGTCCTTCTGGGTAATATTTTCCCTCTGAAGGAAGACTAACAAACTCGGTCGGCACCACAAATGAGAAATCTGCAAATTGTGATTGTGGTGCCGGAGCCGTTGGAGTCGCATGGCTTCCCATGCGCTCACTATTTCTTCTACTCAATTCTCACCTCTTCTATTTTAAGTAACTATTATGATGCTGCTGTGGTAAAGTCAACTGCTCCGTTATCAGTAGTTAGCTGTGCCCAGTCATACTTGATGGTAATGCTATATTCTGTCAAATCTTCACTACCATAATCTAGAGATCCAAAAGAAGTATCAGCGATAAAAGCATTATAAAGTGTCCACTGCTCTACCGCGTTGCCCGCTGCGTCCATCTGGGTAATGACAACCGAATTTGAGCCTCCAATCGATGCAATAGCAGTTTCTTTAGAGATTGTATTATAAACATTAGAAGCAGGAAGGACATATCCGGCTTTGTTTAACATACTGGCTAGAACATAACCAACTCCTTGAGCACCGCCCGGATCAACCATAGTTATGGTAACATCAGACCAAGTAATGCGACCGGGAAACTTAAAAGTGTGATTAAGATAAGCATGCTCCGTGCCTCCCATTGCAAATGAAGGCTTGGTTACAGTTTTTGCGAAATATAATTCAGTAGAATTACCGAGGTCAGCCGCAGAAGAAAAATCGCTATTCGAAAATTGAACTTTAAATCTAAAGTTTCTCTTTGGTGCCATAGCGGAATCAGTCCAAAATGCCATTGTTTTATAATCTCCTTTTCTTTATTATATAGTATACTATTTTATTTTTAGTCATCAAATGACGCGCCACTTGAGGCAACAACAAAGTCGATTGCAATGTACTCTATGGCTCTCGCTGGCTTAACCATGATCTTGGCATATAGAATATTTCTATCGACAAGATCAGGAGTTGTTGTACTGCTATCTAGTATTAGGCGATAATCGGTAATACCTAAGCCAGTTTTAACAGTTGCTAGTAGAGGCTCGATCAATCCCTTGAAGTTATTCCAAGTTGCCTCTACATTCTGCTCGAATAGTACTTGTGTAGAGAGAATGGAAATCTGCTTTTTGAGGTAGATAACCAAGCGTCTAACATTGATACGATCTAGTGCAGACTCGCGTTCCTGTAGAGTCTTCTGGCCGAAGACTACGATACCCTCGGATGGGAAGGAGGCAATTGGGTTAATTCGTGCTTCGTAGAGGGTGTCACGATCCTTGGAGCTTAGACGTTCACTGACACCGCTGATTGGAAGACCAGCGGCACCGTTGGAAAGACCACCGCGATTGAATCCTGCTGGGGCAAACCATACAGCCGATGTTCTCTCGGAAGAACCTAAGACACCCATCATTGCTACTGTTGGTGGAACCCAAAGTGCCTGTCCGGTTGTGCGATCTACTGTCTGTACCCAAGGATAGAAAGTGGCTCCGTAAGAAGAGTCAATTCTACGATTCTTGAGAGCGGTTGCTGCACCTTGTGGTGTAGTGCCGATTCTAGAAGTCTTATTAGAATAATACTGCTCATGAGTTGGGATATAGACATTTGGAAGGTCGATAAGAGCCAATGCATCTGCTCTCTCTTCACATGTGTTAATCATAAGAGAGGTTAGAGAATTGTTGGTTAGACCCGGAATAGACATGAGATTCATGTTAATATATTCTGGATCCGCAACAGTCTGAATAGCACGAGCATATGTGTGGTAGACATAACTGTTATCTTCCGTTGAGCTATCGCTCATAGCATTATTGTACATTGGATCAGGCTTGGTGATATCGAATCCATCAAAACCACCCCAGAATGGTGCCGTGAACTTTCGCAATTCTGCTGTGTTTAATAGTGCCACATAGCCGTTTACAGCAGTATAACTTGTGCCTTCCTTTCTGGATCCACTTGCATAAGTGGCTGGAGCACTGCCAGTCAAATCATCCATGCTGAAGATGTATGAGAAGCCATCAAGTGCATCATCAGCAGAAGTGGTGACATCTGTGGGGTAACCAAGATCTTGGCCTAGACCAGAATACCATAATCTGTGTACATCCCCTAGACCAACAATCGAATCAGTTGTGCTAGCATTTCCTAGTCGATATGTGTCGAAACCGAAGTAAGCTTTGGAATCGTTTAGGTTGTTGTATGAAGCACTGACTCTCAATCGTGCTTGTGGGAAAGCGAAAGATGCAGTACAGTTAGCGAAAGAAGAAGAGATCTGCATGCCTAAGCCGGGATTAGAGCCGACGTCGGTGTATCCGGGAAGACCATCTCCAAGAACCAAGTAACGGTTAATGATCTTTCCATCAGACTGAAGATTGACATTGGCAGCAGGATCAGAACCAGTAGCATGAAGTTCGGTAACATTCTTAAGCTTTGGTGGGCCGTAATATCCGAATGGGATAAGAGCACCACCACCAGCAGAGTCGATGGTATCATCCATTTCAACTCTAACATAACGAGACTTGTTCTCATATGTTCCATAAGCCTTAAGTACATTGTTGACATCATCCCAACGCTGCTCGATATCACCGATTAATCTAGCAACATAATTTGGAGATGCTGGGTTTAAGTTACAGTTGTCAAAGCGTTCCAAGATCTGTGGATTGGAATCTGTATCAGTTAGTCTGCGGATAACAACCGAGAATGATCCGTAAGGACTGGTTGTTGTGGTGGAAGGACGAATCTTTTCAATAGAAACTTTGCAGTTCTTATGTAGCCACTCACCATGACCGCGACCGATAAGACGGAATAGCTTTTGTGCATTTTGTGGCTCATAGCTGCTAGCAGTTTCAGTATCCTGTCCGATAAACCAGCCTGCGATTGCTTCTTGAGAACGGACACCCTTCATGTTAGCGGGGCCGGAGTTGGAAGAACCAGACATTAGACCTGCAATGATACCAACTCTGATGCCGCTTAAGTTCTGGTCTAAAACTTCCTGTTCGAAAGTTTCACCTAGCCAGTAATCGACAAAAGAAGATGCTGGATAGAAACTACCGGCATCAGAAGCCACCTGTGGGTTGGTGTTGAGAACATCACGGATATAATGATCAGTAGAATCAGGATTTAGGTTAATTGTTTTCTTAACATCAGTTCCGCCAGAGCCACTAATCTGGATTACAAAGTTGCCATTGGTATCACTCTCGATTAGAGTAGAAGATGCAACAACCGCAGGGGAAATGGGGCCTTCCGGGCCGGCCAATGCACCAGAAAGCTGAACTGAGCCACTCTGGACATAAATAACAGCGGCTAGCTGTAGAGAATTATCGCCAACGAAATTACCAGTAGAACCAGAAGGGCCGACAAACAAGCCATAAGCTCCACCAGCGGTAGCTCCATTAGCTAGGTCAACATTATTTGTTTTCCAACCAGCACGGCCAGCAGCGGTGCCATCGTTATTGGTTGATTGCTGTCCGAGCAAACGAACATAAGTTAAAGGAGCGACATTTGAGTTAAGGAAAGCACGAGCAGCATAAGTGCCGTACATTGGAGACTGATAGTTGCCCTCACGATAAACATCATCGCCAGCACTTCCCGGCACAGTATCACCGAACATCTCTACAAACTCAGAGTAAGACTGAACGGTAACTGGTTGCATCGCCAAACCTCTGGTTGAACGACCAACAACAACTGGTCCGATAGCATCTGATTGCCTAGGTGTGTAAGAGTTATCAATCTCGTTGATGAAAACACCCGGCGACACAAATTTAAAACTATTAACTGGCATTATTATATTTCTCCTTCTGTTGCAACACAAGTTGCTGTGGTTTAATCATATTTAAATAGTAGGTCAGGAACCAAAAGGGTGTTTTTACTTTTTGTTCAGGAAGTGAAAACCAATAATTATTCTAATATTAAGGAACTGTTAAGCGTTGTTTCTACAGGGTATGTTATTTCTACAAAATTTTCATCGATTCTGGCTATTGGACGATCATCATTCTCGCCTTCGCCAATCAAATAACCCAATACTCTGATTGTAACATCGGTCATGAACATACGGCTATCTTCTCCTAAGTTACCGATATTGTTGTTTTGCGAGAAGCTTTGATCGATAAAAGCTTCGTATATGTGGCCGTCTCTTTTCAAAACAAAAGAATTTATCTGTCCTGTTCTTGAAATAAAAGGGGTTACCAATTGATTCATTTGCTGTTGATATTCTGTTTTGATGGAGATCTTATATTCAATATTAACATAAACAGGTATGGGTACACTTAGAGTCTGTATAACTATATTTTTATTTACTCTGGGATAATGCTTCTGTGGAGTTCCTGAAGGATCGGTATAGTTAGCTCTTCTAGTATTACCTACAACAGCAAAGTTTCTGGTTTTATCTTTTACAATTCTACGGGCTATTACAATGCGACCAGATCTGCCATTTAAATCTTGTGAATAAGTATGAGCTTGGAATCCGCCTTTTCGGCTTGGATCCTTAGATACAGTTGTTCTTTCGATACTGATCAAAGGAAGGTTGAGAGCACCTTTGCCATCACGCAAGTCTTTATCGTTCTTTACTTGGAATGTACGTTCTGGTGACACCCACAAAACAGGTACTTTTTTCCAGCCCTCATTGGTGGTCGCTGAAAGTTTTAGATCGTCTGTAAGCCACTCTGTAATCGCATAATCAATGGTTTCCATTGTAGATGCCAACACACCAATTTCTGATAATCTTAAGTCAGTTCCGACTGGCAACATTGTAAAATCAAAATCTTCAGGTAGCATCAAACATCCCCTTACGTGCTCTCTTACATAAAGCAGAAATCTCAAACTCTCGTTGTGCTTGTCCGAACAACAAGCGGGTCTGTGTGAGTTTCATTATCTCATAATAGTTATCGTTGTAAAGAACAAAATCACCTTCTCTTACAAAATTATCTTGGTCTTCTTCTAAACGACGCTTGTGAAAATGAACTGTTATTTCCCAGTTCTTATCTATACCAGCGCCTTCCATATATGATGTACTGAACTCAGTGTTCTCAACTAAAGCATATACACGGACAGGAGGCAAGAAAGTTTTTTCTATTGCCTCTCCATATAATGGATGAAAGTTCGTTGTTTCCAAGTCGATGGGATAATATAATAACTGCTGGCCGATGACCTTTTCGATAAGTTCATCATTGACTTGCTTGACAAGATTTCGCTCCTTCTCTCCCAAGAATAAGGGAGGAGGTGGCGCTGCTGGTCTTTCCCATTCGTTATCAGCCATTTAGTTACCCCACGAAGATTGGTAGCGGAGATTGTCTGAGAGCGTTCGCAGCAGCCTCCGAAATTTCTGCATCAGCTTTGGAGAGATCGATATATCTCATTCTCTGTAGTGTTTCGTTCAGACTATTCTTTAACTGGTCTTGTTCTTCTTTTGCCTGAGATAACAATTCAGAATGATTTAGTGTTACATTCTCACCCGGAATAGGCACTGTTGTAAACTTCCCGCGAATCTGTCCAAGCATCTCTTTGCAAAGTGCAAGAGCATACTTACGAATCCATTGCTTACCGATAGAGTTGATATTTGCATACGGCAAGTTATCGAATGGAATTGTATTAAAGTTATTAATACCTTTAACACCATCTGCGACATCCTCATTTTCCTCCCATCCATCACCTTGGTCAACATAAAAGTTTACCCAGATGCGGCTTAGAGCCGAATCAGAGAAAGCAAACTGATCTGGTGAAGGATAAAGTCTCAACATGTTGTTTTTAATTTCATAGGAATAATGAGAAGTTCTGGTATAAATGGAATCTTCATACATTATTGCTTGTAATTTATTCTGCCATGTTGGTATAATCTCAAATGTAGAATCATCAGCGAACTGACCATAGGTGGAATAGTTGCCTACAACACCAATACCGCCATAGTATCCATAGAACCTCCACATTGCTCTGGGAGACATATAAAATACTTTTGTGATAATGACCCTGTTTCTTCCAACTTTGCCAGCAAAAGGCACAGCATTGCCAGCATCGTCTACACCAGTAGCAGAAGCACCAGAAAGAATAGTCTGTAGGTCATAATCTTGAACACCGACAGTTGGCTTGAAAGAGCCAGAATAGATTGGTACAGTGCCGCCAAACCCGGCAGAGGTAGCGACAGCATCGCCAACCTTTCTAGCATATGAAAATTGATATCTTGGATAGGCAAGATTGACATTCTCAGGGCCGGTCAATCTTTCACCCTTATGATCAAAAGTGCCTGTAGACTGACCAAGAACATCGGAAAGAATATTTTCACTCTGATGTAAATTAACAATATAAGAATATTCTAATACTGCTTCTTCATATGCCGCATAGACATTTGCATTTGTAAGTTCAATGTCAACAACATCTCCACCCAATTTCTTATAGACATAATCAACTTGTGTCGCTGCACCAGTCAAGAACTCATCTGTACTATTATAAACTCCATATGGAACGGCAGCGGCAACAGCAGCAGGATCTCCTGTCGAAGATAAGATTATAGCACTAGTTTGTGAAACTGGATTGAGATTTGTTGGCATTTATATAAATATCCTTACGAAGATTTACGAGTTTTAGAAGAACGACGGCTTCTTGGTTTTTGTTTTACAACTTCTTCTACTTCGGCAACTGGCTCTGGTTCCGGTGCTGGTGGAGCAACCTCAACAACTGGCTCAGGTGCGGGAGCAGCAGGTTGTGCTGCTTGAAGTTTTAAGTGTCTGCGTTTCCGTGGATTCATTTTAAACCACCTCCTTATAGTATACGCTGTAATAAATAGTTATAGAAAAATAAAAAGCCCCTCCGCATGGGAGGGGCTTAGAGGCTACCAATTATTTAAATCAGGAACCAGACTCGCCGAGCAAGCCGCTGACGATAACTAGACCGTACATATCAGGACGAACCATCTGCTTGGCATAGCGAGTCATAACGCCCTTACGTGGGACGAAGTCTTCAGGCCCGAAGATGGTTGGAGTTGTCTGTAGTGGGACGTATGGAGCATAGACATAGCCACTTTCAAGGAAAGAGCTACCGCGACGACCAACTAGGATGACGTTGCGTAGGAAGTAAGGATCGACGATAACATCGAACTTCTTGCTTAGGGAACCAGCCTTGACAGCACCGATGGAACCGCTCTCATCGTCGTGGGTGACGGAAGCACGGAAGCCACTGGTGAACTCAAGGATGTTTGCGACTTCTGGACCGCAGACGATGAAGTTAGCACCGCCACGGAGAGTCTTACGGTGGATCTGAGCGGAAACATCGTTGATGGTTTCAACGAGAGTCTCATACCACTCGGAGACAGTACCAGTGAAGTCAGGAGCGGCAGCAGAAGCGCCGATCTCAACACCAGTCGAACGGTTAACGAATAGACCGGGGCTACGGCTCCAGTAGAAGGTAGCAGCGGTTGCACCGTTAACGAGGTCAGCAAGGATCTCACGGTCAATTTCTAGAGCGATCTGCTCAGAGAGGATACCAGTTAGCTCGACCTCTGCATCCAAGTTGTGGTATGCGTTGAGATCCTGACCCAACTCAGGTGTCCACTTAGCCTTGAGCTTCTTGGTCTGAGCGGTAACAGCAATGCTGTCTACCTTGATGTCGATCTCTGGGATCTCACCGGAACCTTCTAGACCCCACTGGACTTGGCTTACAACAGTACCTAGGGTAGAACCAGCAGCGATATTGTCCTTAATTGGGAAGGTCATGGTGATACCACCACCGGGGATTGCAATGGGAGTCTGATAAGAAACTTGTGCTTCAGTACCGAAGATAACAAACTCAACATTGGTTCCGTTTAGGTGGGTCAAACGACGAATCTGACGAGCGCCAGTAGTAATACCAGTGAACTCGGTTACATCGCTAAGGTTAAAGGCAGCTAGGTTATCAAAGTCTGCTGGCTGACCAGTGGTAGAACCAGTGAGAGCGGCCTTTGGAATACTGATAACAGCAACACCATAAGCACCGCCAGAAGAACTAACTGCTAAAATATCTGGATCGTAGAGCAGATAATCTCTGCGCTGTTCTAGAGTGGAACCTGTTAGAGAGAACTGTGCAACGACGGTAGAAGAACCCATAGCAGCAGCAGAACCAGTTGGGGAAGCATATGCATAACCACGAGCGGTTGCAGTGCGAGGACCACCGAAGTCTTCTTTTAGAGTCGAGCCAACTAGATCAACACCACCAGTGATCTGGGAACCGACCTGATCAGTACCGTAGATGGACTTATTATAAGTGTTACCCATGCGGCCAGCAGCACTATCAGTACCACCATTTAGATCTGGCGAGAACACGAAGTCAAGGAAGAAAATGAGTCCTGCTGGGAGGCTCATTGGCTGAACGGAAACGAGATCGTTGGCGATGAGGCCAGCGAAAACGCGACGAACAATTGGGAAAGCGACAGAAGCAAAACCTTCAACATCGCCAGCAGACATAGAAGAAGACTCACGAAGAAGCTCCTTAGCCTGATTCTCAAGTAGACGAGCCATACCGTGACGAGCACGCTCATCGGATAGACCCTCAAGTAGACCAGTGCGCTGCCACTTACGGAGAAGTGCAGTACCTTCGGCCTTCATATCACGATTGACAACACCTTCGGTCAATCTTTCAACAATACTAGACATTATATTATACCTCCAAGAATTTATTTAATGCCTGCCAACTGCTTCATTCGATCTGCGAAAATATCAGTTGGCTCTTTTGACTCTTTGCGAGTCGCACGAATAAGTGAAGAAGGACGACTGATGGCTTCGCTCAATGATTTTGGCCCTCTCTGTGGAGTGGACTGCACTGTGCTTTGAAGCGTATTGTAGATCGTTCTTGCTTCGGCTACCGAATCCGATTTCGAAATAGCTTCGACAATTGTTTGCTTTTGTCGCTCATTCAAGGAGGTATTTCTCAATACTCGATTGGTATAAAGTAGACGAGCGTTAGATAGGTTGATATCCTCAACACTTTCTTTCAACTCGCCAATCGCGGTTCTGTATTTAGAAAGTTCACTGGTGAGTTTCTTGTTCTCAAAAACAAGCTCTTCCTGTGCTTTCTTCAAAGTTTCTAGTTCCTGCTGAATATC